GCACCTTGGAAAGACCTTAATCGGTGTTTCTATGGCTGTGTCAGTACGTCGATCAATCCTGAATAGTGGATACCCATATGACAATTGTCCGATGGGTACTCCTCTCGTTTATTCTGTGTGTAGCAGCCGATGTTGTAACTTTGGCTTCTCTATACACCTACCGTAGCTTCGCCCAAAAATGCGGAGTTTCGGCTGACATGAAGCGAGAGGTCCACGAGGTGTACCCGTTGCTTGAAAAGTAACGTGTACATTCTTCCTGAATCGCAGAGGGTAGGTCCTATGCAAAAGAAACACTCCTCATCCCAGTGCAAACCGGGATCCGCGAGAGATCGCGGACGGGGTCTCAAAGCCCCCAGCCTTCTGGTTGGGGTGCATCGTCGTCATCCATGTGTAGCGCAAAGAACTGCTGCCGCCGTTTTCAGAGCGGTTGACAGTCCTTTCAGCAAACAGATGTTGTATTACCTTGAGAAAGGTGACCACAACTCCATCATCGCAACCAAGATTAACGCCCTTGATTACAATGATGTAGAAGACTTCCGGCGCGATTATCTCTGTGTCGAGTTTATGTCGAAGTTCCCTAATTGGGATCTCGGCATCGACCGTGAGAGAGCAGCGTTAGAGGCTTTCTATGATGCTGAAAGGCGATGTTCTGCTTCGAACCAAGTTCTTGCCCGTTCGTTTGGCATTCCTTCAACAGGAGTGTCAACTGCGTCGTATATCTATACGGCGCAGCGAAAGATCGAGCGGCTACTTGGTCGGTTCCATTGGGATGAAGCAGAGCAGGACTTTGGGTTTGGGCCGGGAGCATCCTTTTCCCTTCCGCGCAGATCTGGAGATACCTATCATAAGCTCGGAGTTGTACCCGAGGTGACGAAAGAATGTGCGGTCCTAGCGCATACGGCTCTTAGCCGATGCCCTACATGGTTTGCACGTGTAGCCAGTCTTTCTGGTACGGACACTCCCTACGGTATGTTCAATATCGTCGAGGGTAACCGCATTACTACCGTTCCGAAGAACGCCAAAACAGACCGTGTGATTGCCATTGAACCCCTCATGAATATGTTTATTCAAAAAGGGATTGGCGCTTGCATTCGTCGTCGTTTACGGAGAGTTGGTGTTGACTTGAATGATCAAACGATCAATCAGAGGCTTGCCCGCGAGGGCTCGCTAAGCGGTAGTCTCGCGACTATCGACTTGTCAGCAGCTAGCGACACTGTCTCACTCGAGATATGTCGTCAATTACTCCCCGAAGATTGGTTTCGTGCCGTTGAGCTGGCGCGGAGCCCGTCTGGCGTGATGCCCGACGGTACACGTATAGTGTATCAGAAGGTCTCCAGTATGGGCAACGGTTTCACATTTGAGTTAGAG